CTGCAATTTATTCCCCAATGGTGCAAGTTGAGCACCCCTCTGGTGAAAAGTCTCGGAAATTAAAAGACCGAGAACAAATCTCCAAAAAACAAAAGGCCACCGAAGGCCCATCGTAGCTAGCTGTCCGTAAGGTAAGCTAGAATCCGCGGTTGATGAAGCGCAGTTCCCACCAGTAGTAAGGGATATTATCCCTAACACAACTGGGAAGTTCTAAACTCCATCCGCCGGCGTAAGAAACGCGACGGATCTTTGTGCGCGACTTTCGTCGCTCGGCAAAGGGGACGGACGATGTACTACCCGTTAAAGCTCCCCTCATCAACGCTATATCATAGCGAGCAAAACGCTGGACAGGCTTGTCTTGAACAGCGCTTGTTACTAACTCGGTCCAACTCCAGCAGCACAATTTTTTGTGCCACCGAGAGAAGGGCGAAGCTAGGAACACATCTAAGGGAACCTCCAAAGCCGAATCAACGTTGCCTTTATAAGGGCGTACGAAGAAAAGGTCAGGAGGAATGAGTGACTCCAAATATTGGAGCGCCTCATTGAAGAGATCTGCCAAGATCTCTTTCGACCTACAGAGGTTGCAAAACTTGAAAATATTTTCAATTGACTCGAAAGTATAATCAAGATTGATGGGACGAACGTCCTTGCCTTCAAACCAATCTGCACCACATGACTCTCGGAATGGTCCTTGTAAAAAAGACTTCCTCCGATTGACGGAAAAACCGCAGAGCTTCAATAAAGAAACTAAGCGGTCTGCAGCATACTTGCGGATGAGGATATCGTCTCCATAGACCGTAAAATTGGAATATGTAGATAGACCCCCACACGCAACGCTGCACAGTGACGCGAACAACAGCGTCTCAAGTGGAAAGCAGAAGCCATTCCCCATAGTTGTAAACTTTTGATACCGAATTTCAGTACCGTCAAGAGAATAACTATGTGACCTGATAGAGTTCAAATAATCGAACCAATCAGGGGGTAATAAGTTGCGACAGAGCTCTATCGAAATGCTATCGCTAGCACTCGATAAGTCTAACGTAACCCACGACTGATCCCCAGACGACGTCGAGCCCTCACGGGCAAGGCGTTGATTAAGGGACTGATCGCTCAGATCGATACCGACACGTTTTAAACGTTTCCGCATAAAAGTGTCGGCACCCTTCTGAAGGTACCCATTTAGGAGTGGCTCGACAGCTATTGTCCTTTCGGTCATAACTGTCTTGGGCACAAACGAAACTTTGTTACTTTCTGCGTAGCGGACCTTTTTCTGAAAATTTCGAAAAAGTTCGAAATGATCAGCTGCATAGTAGGGACCCTCGTCTCTCCGGTTAAGGAGTTCGACAAGATAATTGTCCCTGCAAATCGCAGAGTACGCATAGTAGAATGCGCCGGAGCTCACAGTCCACTTGCTAACCAAAAGCTTACGCGCTTGGTTAGTAGTGTTCCCGTGGACACCAAGACTGGCGCCAGGTCCAAAATCACACTCAGATAAGACTGCGTCTAGGTCGAAAGGACCCAAGACGTAACTTATCCATGAGCGTGCGCGACTAAGCGCACTCTCATGAGGACTCCTCAAAGTATCGAAGAGCTTGAACCTCTTGTTAACGAGCCTACACTTCCGCTCGCTACGCAAGAATGTATCAAGAGCCTTTTTCCTCGGATCGAAATTAACACGATCGGTTGGAAAAGGATATTTCCTAACGAGTGCAGATAACTGATGGCACAGGCGATGTTCGCCTGCCGACGAATACACTGTCGACGAAACACCATCAGCGAGTAAAACCAAACCAGGGTAATCATGTCTTTGCAAACATGACAACATTTCCCTAGAAAGGTCGTGCTCGATGGACTTGAGTAACACCTCCATAAACGTCAAGTACGTATTAAATGACGTTTCACGGAGTTGTTGATTTCGCTTCCTGAGTCGAACCAACACAGTGGATTTCATCACGATTTCCTTTGTGAAAAGCAAACACCATTACGGTGGATGCTCCAACGATAAAGATCACCAAAATTACTAAGGTGACAACCATACCCATCGTGCTATCCCGCGCAACCACTTGATGCTAATAAGTGATTGCGAGGTTCTTCACGACGAGTTTGGCAGTAGCGCTCGAAAGATA